GAACCATGAAATCCGTATAGCTGAGTTGGAAGGTACAGTTAAGAACTTACGTTTAAAACTAGCAGAAAATGGCATTACCGTCTAGTGGAACCATATCATCAAGTATGATCAGAACAGAGTTGGGCATTTCCGTGTCCAACTTTAGCCTTTATACGGCTCGTACCGGTGCGTATGTAGCACTTAATCCTTATTCCCCCTCATTACCAAAAACAACTGGTGATGCTAGGCATAGCGATTGGTATAACTACTGCCATACTTGTACACCAATGTACGCTCATACTGTTTACTATGAATGTGGTAAGCTGATCACTTCAGGATGGGCTACCAGAGCAAATGCTTGTGCTAGTTGGGGAACTTGTTCAAACACTCTTTATAGCAGTTCTGCTACCCTTGGTACGGGCTCTACACTGTATTTACTAACAGGTGGTGTATATGTGCCTTATGTACCTACTGCTCTTTGGGGTGGTGGGCTTTGGTATTACGAAGCTGGTATTGGGCCTTTCCAAATGACCAATACATCAAACAACGTCATACTAGCCTTAGATACTTGTACGCCTACTTATTACTACTATGATGCTGAATATTGGGCTGATTGTAGTGGTGTAACTAGTTATGGGGAAATAGTTAGATCTACTGTACCTTTAACTTTAGAATGGACAAGGTGGGATCCATTCTCTGGTGGTAGTGGAGCTAACTACCTTCGTATTACAGGGGTATCAGGTAGTACGGCTTACACTTATATATCGGATGATACAGAAAATGCATCTTGTGGATATTAAAACTCTAATTATGAAAAAGCAAATCGTTTACGCACTTATTCTAGTCCTTGTATTAGGATGTGAAAGAACAAGCAGTATAAGCACTAAGCCTATTGACACCGCCAAAACAGGCGTTTCTACAGTGGTATTGCCTATCAATGGCTTTTACTATTATTCAGGCGAATATTGGCTGGATTGCGCAGGAGTAACCGTTTACAACACAGTTATCAGGTCTGCAGTGCCTTTAACCAAGGATTGGACCCGTGAAGGTGTTGCTGGTGGGTACTTCCATGTAGCACAATCTACTAGTGATACAACCTATTCCTACTTATCAGACGGCACAGATAATGCTTATTGCGGATACTAATACTATATGCTATGTTTCTAATCACCTGGTGTATAGCAGCAATAGCAGATGCGTTCATGGATACCGTCTGCTTTCGTCTGCATAAAAGTATCTTCAAGCACAAGAACCCTGATGTGTGGAATCCTATGCGTAGTGGAACACTGATGAAACCTTGGTTAGGTTGGATGCGAATGGATCCTTGGCATATAGCTAAGCTGGTAAAGTTTGCTGCTATTATAACTACCACACTACTCTATCTCTATAAGCCACTTTTTGGTACAGACCATTTATCAAATATTGTTATATATGGAGTAATTTTAGACGGCTGTACCTTAGTTTTGCTATGGTTTATAGTGTTCGAGTCAACGTGGAAACTAATGTATAAGCCATGAACCTGCCCCCTAACATCATACACATGGAGAACTCATTTTCTTGGTCAGAACTACTAGGTGGTGGTCTAACTACTTTACTCGTTAGTAAGTACATTGACTACCGCAGGCGCAGAAAGGAAGCTAAAGTAGATATGGCTCAGAACTCTAAGGAGATAGCTGAGGTGTTCCGCATCATGCGTCACATAACCAAGGCTACTTTCTATCCTAGAGTGATGGTGTTCATGGGAGAGGATAGTGCTGGTATACTGGCCGTGGGTAAGAATCTCTATGTTACCTGTCAATACGAAGAGCTTATTGAAGAATGTGGTATGTCTGAGATCCGTGAAGAGATTCAGCGTTGGAGAGCAGACGCACCATACTATGATATATACTCTGAGATGCTTATGAAGGGATTCGTACTGCTGAAGACGGCAGAAATGGAACCCTCTAAGCTCAAGACTATCTACGAAATGCAAGGCATCAAATCCTCTTATATCTGTCACCTGATGACCACTAAAGATCACTCTAAAGTGTTCTATTGTTCAATAGCCTCCAACACAAAGGAGGAACCAACACAAGAGGATACATTCATCATCAACAGTTCCGTGGACAAATTAGTGGAGATTTTTGCACGGCACAAGAAATATTACTAGCTTTATGGTCTAAAACATATAGCTATGTACATTCTTCCTACCTTTTATGACAAGGACAAACAGCTTACCATCAACGATGCGTTCGCTTCCTTGAAGCAACTTAATTTAAGTTACAACAGTAGATCTACAGCCATTGCTGCACCTGTTGTTGCGCCGGGTGCAGAACCAGCCCCTGAGCCTGCCTTTGAACCTACTATCAGTGTATACTGGGAAGTAGAAATCTTTGCAAGTGAGAAAGCATTCACTGACAAGGCACAATCAGTAAGCCGTCAATTCGGTAGTTTCATCTCCAAGAACGATAGCCTGGACTTATTGAAAGGGCAAATCGGTAAAGCACTTGGCGTCAACTAATTCACTAATCACACTACATACCTTTTATTATGACAATTACATTAAAGAAATCTGATGAGCAGTGGTCTAGGCTAGGAACAGAAGTATTCATCCTTCAAGCGGGTTGTAATGACCTGTATTTGCAGTATCTATGTGACTTGGTACTACGCGTAATTAAACCCGTACAGGAAACTTACGAGAAGAAACGTGCGGAGTTAATCAAGAAGCATGGCGAGAAGCAAGAAGGTGATAGCTACATGGTACACCAATACCCTAAGTACACCGATGAAGAGCGTGCAGTAGAAGGATTTAAGGAAGAGGAATTGCCATCTTACACTGAGTTTGTTGCTGAACTCAAGCCCATCAAGGAGCATGAAACCAGCCTAACTGTAGAATGTATTGAGGCGGAACTTTTTCGCAGTCAGAACCCTAAGGAGTTCAGACCAATCTTTGCGCAAGTAGGTGCATCAGCAGGAGTATTCGGGTTCTATGAACTGTTTACTATCACTGACAAGGCTGCTTCTCTGCAACCACAATAACATGAAAACATTTCTACTCAATCTAATTCGCAGCGACTCTCCTGAATCTTCTAGGAGAGTCGTTGTATTTGCACTAACCATAAACTTCATTGCGATTATATGGTACGTTCTAACCCGCAAGATTGCACTAGAGAATAGAGAGATTATCATTCTCTGTATTGAAGCTACTGTAGCAATCATTGGTGGTGGTTGGGTTACCATTAGCGCTGAGAAGTTTGCCAAACGCAAGCCTAATGAACCTACTCAATCCTCTGATAAACCTGTGGAATAAGAATAGATACCCAATAATGGGCTTCTTAACCACACTAGCCATGATTATAGTGGCTTTAGCGTTGGTATGTATACTACTAGATGCGTGCAATAATAAAGCACATGAAACCACTCTCAAGGAATTGCAAGAGGTTCGTGCTAAAATGGCTGATGACAGCAGCAAACTGAAAGTGTATATAGCTAGAGATAGCACCAAAGCCACACAACTACAGGCGCTCTCTGGTATCACTGATGATTTAGTAAAGGAGCTACACAACATAGATGCCATCAACGACAAGTACAAGATTAAGATAGGCAAGCTTGAAGGTGTATTATCCACTAGACTGCGTGATACTATCTACTTACCACAAGACACTGCATACTTACCAGGCGACACCAAATACCTACCAGATAGCTCAGCTCACACATTAACCGGTAGATTCAACAATCACTGGTATGCGGCTACAGCCACTGTATCTTCTGATCCTATGAAGATGAAAGGCTCACTATCACTAATCGTAATTGACTCTGTGAAGTACTTCTTTGACAGTAGGAAGACAGGTACATGGCCATTCCGTAAGGAAAATTCCTACGTGACCATTGTACATGCTAACCCATTCATCTCGGAGAAAGGTGCACAATTCGTCAAAGTGCCTACCATCACTAGACCCAAGAAATGGGCTATTGGTGTACAGGGCGGAGTACTGCTCTACCCCAATCCGGGTAGTATGTATGTAGGAGTAAGTATCACACGCACACTAATCAGATTCTAATGAAACTCACAGACATCGCTACAGCTTGGTATAGAGTTGTTTCAGGGAACATTACACCTGAACAGAAAGAGATGGCTTCTAAGCGACTTTCTGTGTGTGATAGTTGCCCACATAAACTGCAGATGAATGCAGCAGGTGAGTTAATGATGAATATGCTCAATCAAGCTGATAACACTTTTTACTGTGGTCAATGTGGATGCCCACTAGCCAGCAAAGTGGTTCATGAGGATAGTAAATGTCCTGTTGACCGCTGGCCAAGGAAAGAACCGGAAGCAGAGTATTTCTAACATTAAATATAACACAATGGATAAAATCACACTCGAAAGAATCGAGACAGGTCACCCCAAGTTACGCGCACAATTACGCCAAATCTATGCAGAGATTTGCGAAGTATTAAGTGGTAAAGTAGGCTGTAGGTTTGCCTACGTACTACGCACCTTTAACGAGCAGAATGAAATCTTTGCTCAAGGCCGTAGTAAACCAGGTAAAGTAGTTACCAAAGCCCGTGGAGGTCAATCATACCATAACTATGGCTTAGCTGTAGATATTGTGATGTTGCTTGACAGAGATGGTAATGGTACACTGGAAGAAGCATCATGGGATGAACACCTAGACTTCGATAAGGACGGTATTAGTGACTGGCAAGAAGTGGTAGCCATCTTCAAAAGATACGGCTGGGAATGGGGTGGAGATTGGAAATTCAGCGATACTCCACACTTCCAAAAGACATTTGGTAAATCCACTGAGGATCTCTTGACACTGTATAATGGTAAACAATTCATTGAAGGAACCAAGTACGTAGCTATCTAGGTTCTTCAGCCTATAGAAAAAGGGGGTTACAGTAGCTGTTAAACTACGTAACCCTCTTCTTTTATAGAGCCTCTATAAATTCATGTTCTTCTGGTCTCTTGAGGAGTTCTACACCCTCTTTAAGCATTTCCAAACCGAATTCCCTTTCTTCCTCTGAAAATATAGCTTCAGCCAAAGCCTCTTCCATGATGTGACGGTGCTCACTCATTAAAGCTGCTATACGTACGTCCATCTCTGTTTCATTGGTATCAAAATCTATTTTAAGATACAGTGAAGACCCACGTATAATCAATCCTTTCAACCTTTCACTAAACTCGCTGAATCTCCCCTCTTTGTAGAGTTGAAAATCAGGTATGTGTATAGGATTAATAGGGATTGCTAGTACGCAGTTATTCTCTGCAGTTAACATAGACTTGGAACCGTTATTCTCCAAAGATTTAGTAGACAATACTGTCCTGACATACAGATGACTGTAGTCATTGGCAACAAAGACATTCAGGAAGATAAATGGGTCAAAATCTGACTTACTGTAACCAGTGGCGGGTAATAAGAACCATGTGCTTAGGTGGTACTCATACAATGCCTTGATGTTAAGTGTTTGCTGCATGTTCAAACGGATTTAGCATCGAAGACTCTATTACTTCTGTCTCTGAGAATTTGCTGTAACTTAATTGCCCAGCAAATGCAGGATAGGAAGGGTGATAAGTGGTCATCATCATTACAGCCTGTCTTGTCTGTTCATAGACAAGTGGGCCATAGTAAGGACCAAAGTGCTTGAGATAAGCATCAAACACTGCATTAGGTGCCAACATACCAGCGGCATCAAGTAGCTTTCTAGCTTTTACAATCCCTGTTCCGGGGATACCAATTATACCATCAGTTGAATCACCCATAAGCAATTGCATGTTAAGGCAATCGTAGGCTTGCTCTGGTGTAAGTGTGTATAGTAAAGCTTTGTCATACTTGAACCTTTCTCCAGGTATCTGGTCTAAGTCCTTATCGGGTGATGCAGTGGTGTATTCAATACCCAATGAACGTGACTGCTCTGCCCAGATAGACAACAGATCATCTGCTTCTAAACCAGGAACTGAGTACTGTGCATAAGGGACATTGATACTGTTAATTGCCTTTTGTGTAACCTCAACAAAATCAGGCTTGTTTCCTCTATTCTTGTAAGGAGCTGCTAGATATACATCTTTGCGAAAGATATTGTCACCTGACCAGGCTAAACGCACGTGTGTGCTATTTGTGGTGGTGGCAATGTATGTCACAAGACTCTGTATCTTTTCGTCTACAAATTCTAGGGTATTGCTAGGTTGTTCCTTCTCCAGTTTGCTGCCAATAATGTACAGAAATGGATCAGCGTCAATGAACGCTATTTTCTTACTCATACTCTTGAATTTATAGGAATGGTACCCCAAGCTTGGTTAGCTGTGCACGAATCTCAGTGGCTTTATCCTCAGGTAAATGAGGAAGCATACCAACTAATACACGAGCTGCTTTCCAATGTGCTAATAACTCTACGTGGTCGTCAAGGTGCATAATTGCATACCTTCCTTGCTCTACAAACAACTTACCCTTTTTTGCAGTACGCTTATGCCAAATGACTTTACGCGTACCAGGTATGTTGGCCATTGAATCAAGTAGTGTGTCATATTGCTCACGCTTAGCAGTATTCTTAGTCTGAATACTATCAGTCATGACACCATGTTCGTGTTCATCAATGTGGCAGATGTCAATCTTATCCACGTGATCACGTCTACGATTAGCAAACCTACTAGTTGCTGCCATAGGGTAGATTCCCCTGTCTTTGAGTAAATTAACGCAGGTAAGCTCCCATGAGTTACCTGCGTTTCTATTTCTATTTCCCATAGGGACAAAATTACTACATTAACCCACTCAACTGGTCGGCACGTTCCTGGTGCAATTTTGCCACTTCTTCAGCGTTCTTTTGTTCCTTAGCAACAACTTCCTGTACAGACTGTGCAAACAATGCATCTGTCCACGCAGCATAGTCAGAGCTATGATACAATGATTTGTTCACACCTTCAAAATAACGGGATACAAAGTACTCCTTGGTTACAAGAGCACCATCACCATTACCAGAGAAACCACCAATGTGCATAGGGTCTAGCAATACATCATGTGTTGCTGTACCTGCAGTTTGATAGTTACGGATATAATCCAAGTTACCACAATGTAATCCTGGTACACCGGTACCTTGGTTCTGAGCTACTTGAGACCATTTCTCAAGGGAGATAATACAACCAACCTTAATGATGTGCCCTAGGTAGTCAAAGCTACCATCAATAGTACGGCAACGGAATGCATCCTGCCTCTGTCCCATGATAGCTGGCTCGAATACCAATTCTTCAGAGAACTGTGGTTTCTTCATGGTTTTCAGACCAGTGAATTCATCCACATCAAAGTCATAACGGTCAATAGATACCACCTCATTCTTCTCATTCTTACCAAACTTGGTAGTAATCTCTCTGGACACTTTGTAAGTGCACATAAGGCCCTCCATGGTAATAGGAACTTGGAATGAGGTAGCACGTTCTTGCGCCACTTGTTCATTCACACCATCTTTCAATGCTTGCGTTAGAACTTTAGGATCTTTGTATATAGTGTTAATGTACTGCACAAACTGAGCATCTCTATTGGCACTTGACTGCACTGGATTACGCAGCCAGCGTACCCACAATTTCACCATTGGTGTAATGTCGATTCCTTTTTCTACACTTTTAAGAATGCGGTCTACCAATCCCTGAGGAATAGCACGAGAGCTAATCTTATCATTGTACTTGAGGAAATACACATTTCTTACCACATCGTGATAGATAAATGGTGTAGAGGTTTCCACGATTTCACCGTAGGTCTCATTGGTCATTGGCATAAACTGTTCTACTATCCCCTTCAACTCATCCGGGGTAGTAGCAGCTAATGCTTTGGCCTCCAACGCTTTCATTGCATCCCACCTTGGTTTGGTGAAACGCACACCGAATTGTTTGCCATTAACTGAACCGGTAATGCTATCACCGATTGAGTGCACGCTAATCATTGTTGACATGCTGCTTTGTTTTTAATTGTATAAAATCCTTGATTTCCTGTTCTAGGTCATCTGTCAATCTAACTGTATTCACCATACCTGTTAAATACGGCCATTCAGTAGATACTGTATCACCAGTAAGTTGTGGAATTGCATTGAGCATGATTAGTGGTTCACAATAATCTACTAGCGCTTCCATCCTATTGATGATAGATAAATCTGCACCATGTGCTGCATTGATGTTAGCATCACCAAACAAAGCTTTAGCTTCATCAGCAATTACTTGTGCATTAGCAGGGTCTGATGCTAGTTCTGCAACTTTACGTTGGAAAGAGTAGATACGAGTACAGTGGTCAACCAATGCATCTATATCACCTTCATCAGTAAACTTGAAGCCCTGTTTATCTATATCAGTGAGCTTTCTGTACCACTTTTTCATGTACCCTACAAGCTCACGGTATTCGCTGGCCATCACTGGATCAAAGCCACTAAAGTTAGTCAGAAAACGACACTTATGCATACTCTTTTCCAGTAACCTGGCTGTATTCCATTTAATAAGAGAGGTACTCATTTTCACTGTGTTGCCTCTACGCTCAGCAAAGAACGAAGAGATGTGTTTGTATTGTCTGAAGTACTTGACGTTGTTCTTAGCTACCTTGATGTAAGAAACTCTACCGTGATTGAGGTACCCATTCTTATCATGAGAAAACCCAAGTGTATGACTAGGGTATATTACCCTATCAGTACAGAATGCTGGTTTATATTCAGGTACCTTTGTACTAACTCCTTGCGGTGTATTACCACCATGTGAATCTTTTTCTCCCTCGTTAAGAAGATGGGTGATACACATAGCTAACATAGCTTTCTTGTAATCACCATCATTCTGATTGAAGTAGAATACCTCAGGTGAGGTAAGTGCTTTCTCTACATCACAAGCGCGTATCTCCTCATTGTACATAGAAAATGGAAGTATACGTTGTTTTGCATGAGTATAAAGATTGCAATCACTTACAGGACGTCCCATGGTAATGGTCTCCTTCTTAGTACGTATCACTTCAGCAGAGATAGCTTCTTTATCCTCACTAGCAGCTTCGATTAGATCCTCGTCATCATCAGTAGAATCGTCATCAGGCTCCACTAGCTCATACACAGAGAATTGTTCTGCATACTGAGAACTATCCATGTGATTCTCTAGTAGTTCAAATGCAAACTGCATCTCCTTTTCATTAGGTACACGACTATACTCACGTTCAGTGAACCAAGAGTAATTGTATGCATGTGAAAAGTGCTCAAGAATAATGAATGAACTACCATGCTTTTTAAACAGGTACTTATCCTTCTTGTTGCTACTTGCACCAGGCTGTGTTTTGATATACACTGGAATACCCGGTGTAAGTATATCAGCAGACACACGTGTTCTCTTGATACGGTTAACAATGTTACCTGCACGCTCGTACTGTTCTACTTCTATTAGTCTCATAGCATAGCAACTAGCTACATCACTGTACTTCAAGTTCTCACCTCCAGGAAGTGTATAGTGTATTTCCAGTTCCTTGATGTTAGCAATCTCACTCAAGCGGCTAATAATATTATTACGTTGAGACACACTACCCTTATCAATACTATTCACTATATAAATCCAATCCAAGAAGTTGTCAGTCTGTAATGATTGATTCAAGAGTCTAGTAGCTGCATTCACTACGTCCTTGTAACGCTGTAATACAACTGCTCTCGTCTTATCATCCCAGATTACACTTTCTCTAGAGGGATTGATGGTAACCTCTTCTACTTGTACCTTGATACCAATGTTACCATAACGCTGCTCCAATTCAATCTCATCAAAGTTGATATAGCCGTAGTTTACATGGTTAATCAACATGTGAGGTTTATTGTAGTAGTTATTATCAGACAGGATAATGTTCTCATCCTCATACAGAATCTCAGCAGCAGTAGGTATGATTTCTCTCCTACCATTAGCTTCTTCTAGTACAAGCTGAATAGTTGGAAAGTACATCATCTGTTGCTTAACAGCATCAAGGTATTGAATCTTGTTGTGCTGCTTACATTCCAATGTAACTGTCAAACCATTCTCTCTGTCTGTGTAGGTATAGTGAATCCTAGTTTCCTTACCATCACGATCAGTGATAGTGAAGAATGGGTTCTCTTTACCTGTATCTAAATCTACCGGTGGTATGATGGCTTGATATGCATAATCAAATACATGAAAACGCAGCAGTTTGCCATCATATCTACTCTCTACAATATAGCTATTGATACCTGTGCTTAACGCAGATTTGGCACCAATACCATACTTACCAAGAGCAGATACACTTCCCCTTTTAGTTGAATACCCTAGGCGGAAATAACCTAGTAACCTTTTGCCCCATAAACCAACACCGTTATCTTCAATGATACATTGATCCCGCTTATCACCAGATACTTTGTATGTAATTGTAACAGTGTCATTAGATGAGAGTTTGTTGAGTGGATAATAGGTGGGGTCCCACTTACTATCCTTGTACAGTGCACCGTCACGGTCAATGTAAAAGTCTTCGGCTTTTGCTTTGCCAGTAAGGATTTTAATTGCGTTCTGTTTCTCGGTTACGGCATCCACAGCATTAGACAGCAGCTCTCTCACCGCTGACTTAATAGGATACGCATACTGATACTTTTGCACCAAGTCAATCATCATGCCTTCTGCACCTTCTTCGATTTCCTTGGCCACAACCTCACTACCCATCATTGATTGTTCTTCTTCGTAGATAGCCATTATAGCACAGTTGTATTTTCCTCAAACTTCTCCCTAGATAGTTCAACTCTTTTGGAACCTATTTGTGCAATAACAATAAAGTCATCACCACCGTCAGTTTCACAATTGATGTTCTCTATACGTGCATAAAAATTAGTACCAACATACGTAGTATGCCTAACCAATTTACCCATGTACTTTTCTTCTAGTTGTTGGAGGAGTTGAAGACGAGTTAATGTCTCCATATTGTATTGTTGATTAACTGCAACGTCCGCTCAGGACCGTATGCTTTACAATAATCAGTTGGGTCTTTCGGATCACCAGTCTCAGGAGAACCTGGACAAACGAACCTCTCTAATTCAGGGTAGTACTTATCAGCTCCTGTTTTACCGTCATTATCTTGCCATACCACTATGCGCTTATAACGATTCTTAGCATGCTCCATGAACTCTGCAGGTAGAGGAATACCCTCACCTCGCGGAGATACTGCCTCATAGTTGAATGAATCAAACATCATCACATCTTTGTAAGATTTAGTGATAACAAGTAAGTCACTCACATAGCGCAGTTGCTCATACCCTGGTACATAATACTCTAACCAATTGTTCCTAAACTTGCGTTTCTTTTCTGCAAGAGGTGAGTATAATTGATACCTATCCCATATACGGTACGCATAAGTAGCAGTACGTGGATAAAAAGGGACTCTCTGGTCTTTAGCCATCCAATAAGCACTGATAGGGGTAGTGTTATAACGAGATAATACTTCTGGTGAAATATTGAATTGTTTCCAGAACCTCTGGTCAGCAGGTGTAAGTGCACGAGATCTAACAGCTATATGCCAATCTACTTGACTAGGAGCTTGTTTCTTAGCAATCTGCAATGCACGTTTGTTGGGAAAACTACCCATCTCATAATCATCCTTGATGTGCTCTAGTATGTCTATGATGTTGGTGTAACCAAACAGTAACCCTACTAGGTCAAATATATCACCGCTGCGGCCTGCAGTACCATTACCATTTACGTACGCATGGTCTTTCCACATGAAAGAAACATCTTTACGCTTACGGGAATAATAAACCCCGAAAGAAGGCGTTTCGTCGCCCTCTCTCAGGGGTGAAGGATAAGACCTAACTAAATCAGGCTCGTAACCAAGGTAATCACAATACAAAGTGTATTCATCTATTCTTGTGAGTAACGATTGCTTGTTACTGCACATATCTAGCATTACATCTTCGTAGAACATTACTTAGGGTTTAGCGTTGACCAAAAGGATGAGCAGACACTGGAGCTGCCGGTGTGGCATCTGCCTGTGTTTGAGCTACAGGTGTACCATCATTCGACTTGTTCTTAATCTCATAATCAGAGAACTTAAGCTTAGTGGCTTCCACCGGTATGCTCATAGACTCATAGAATGGATAAGAACTCAAGAACTTGGCGCCTGGTAAAGTAGCATAATGCTTTTCTGCACTCTGGCGTACTAACTTCAACCTCATTGGCAAATCGTCTTTGTCCAGGAAGGGAGTGATCACAGATAAGAATGCTTCAAACACATTCTTACTTACCACGTCTAGACGAGTTTTGTCCAATAACAAATCATGATAGCACTCAGCACCCTTTTCGTTATACAACGCAACAGTGAAACCAGTACCTGCATAAATATCTGCAAAGGCTTTACTGATAACATCATTGGTAGTATAAGCAGCAAGAATGTGCTTCAACTTGTTCATGAGTTCTTGAAGGTCATTGGTAACCCTACTAGCACGTTGTGGACGTGTAAGTTCAGCCCCTTTCTGGTCAGTTTCTTTTGGTACAAGCAGAGACATAACCATTAGCTTGGCATCAGTAGAGGCGTCAATAGTATCGCCTGATGCTGCAACTTCAAATGGGTTAGAGGTGTCTACGTTCGCAGCTGCTCCTAACTCTTTCCAGTTAAGTAGCAAGTGACCTTTTTCGGAGATGGATGATTCCTTGAGAACTACGTTCTCGTTAATACCTACTTTAATCATAAAAATTCCGATTGGTGTGAGTTTGTAAAAGTAAGGAAACATGATGGTAAACTACTCACGGAGAATACCATCATGTGTATAGCTAATGGGTTAGCTTTCAAAGGGTTGTATGGGCCTAGTTCAATACATCAGCAGGAACGGCAGTAGAAGCGTTCTCTTCGGTAGGTGTAGCGTCACTAGGGGCAACATCACCAGCTTTAGCATCAGTAGACTCTTTTACCGGTAATGCACCAGTGGCGGAACCTGCAACAGGAATCAAAGCAAAGATTTCTGCATTCTCACGACGAACGTAAGTCAACTCACCTGCTTTGTCTCCCTTAGATACTTGTTTTGGAATCAAGTAGATAGGAGAGTTGTTAGGATTACGGAAAGGTTGCTCTACACCATTTACATCTGGTTGTCCTTTAATCTCAAGGTCAATGAAACCTTCTTCATTTAAAGTAACACCATATAAGCTGTTAAGCATCACCAACATTCCTTTACCAAAGGTGTTGCTACCTTGGTCCATTACAGACACAATAGGATCACCTACTGCACTTCCTTCAGGGATAGTACCTTCAGTCAAATCCTTAGAGGTATAGTAAGAGCAAGAGCCAAACAAATCAATACGACCAGCAGAACGTGGGGCAGCAGCAATAGCTACAAACTTAGCATTCTGAATAGCAGGATAGTTCTCAGTAGAGAAAATATCAAAACCATTACCGCCTGGTACATCTTTCCACTTACCAGTAGCTTCATCCAACACACGCTTAGTGAAGTCAAGCATATACTTGGCTACTAATGCTGCACTAGGGAACACAGAACCATCTTTCCAGATACGAATATCTGCAGTTGGGGGATTCCATTCTTTACGGGGGCCACCACCTGCTTTCTTAGGTGTAACTACTTGCTCAACTGCTACTGCTGTAGACAGGAAACTTGCGAAATTGTTGCTCATAATAAATTGTTTGTTATAGATTGAAGAATTAAGAGGTAGCAGATTAATCTATGTAAATCTGAGACCAATCTAGTTCCATATTCTTGGCCACCAAGTGAGGACACCGCGCACCCATGGTAGTGTTTGCATCATAAGATTCAAACGAGATCCAAAGCTTCTGAGAACCAGGTTTACGGTAGACGTACAATGTGTTCAATTTGATGCGTAAAATCAAACCCGCTTTCACAAGCAGCTGCATATTACTATACAGATCAGACTATATCTTCATCCCATAAGAGGATGCTTCCCATTTCGAGTACCATTAACTTGTACTCTACGCTCTTTCGAGCTAGTCGTTGAACTTTCCTAAACTATTAAGATTATGGTATACTTTCTGTACCCAGAGAAGCCACTCAGTATATGAAAATTTACCTTTTGCAAAGTTGCATTTCTTACAACATGACACACAATTCTCTAATGTATACCCTTTGGTATTATCAAGCCTATCTATACCGTTATACCTAAATGATTCTAGCCCATGATACCTTCTGGCACCGGACTTGAATGTATTAGAGGGAGTATCATTGCAGTAATGACAATTCTGTGCTATTAACTTACTAAATTCTTCTAGTGATAGGGAGAAGGTGTAATTTCTTTCACAGGCTTGTGTATCATAATTTCGATAAATACTGTAGATAATGGATTGATAAATAGGTTTGGTACCACTAGCAACTAATCGTTGTTGTGTAGTACACCCACAAGATTTACTGCGTCCTGTTTTGAGTAAGCTTCCTTGCACCTTACGAATGATACCACATGTACACTGACACATGTAACCTGTATGTCTATCTGTTTGACTCATCGCCTTAACAAAAGAGAGCACAGTCCATTGACCGTACACAGTACCAATTTCAAGTTGGGGATTCTTCATAATAATAGTTTAAGCTTAGCTGCTGATTGTCCTATAAGGAGTTCCCAGCAATTAAAGAAGTGTTCGATAGAGATTGCTCTCTAAAGTGGCTACTAAATTAACCAATGGCATCCATATTAGCACAAATAATAGATGACAAACGACCGCCCAATGAAATGTCTTTAACTGTAGCTGTAGCTCCTGCCTTCTCCGATATGATTCTGTCCTTTACATGGGTAATCAAAATCAACCGTTCGCAGTAAATAGTAAGCAAGTTAATAACACGCTTCATCTCCTCCCTGAGGTAGTAATACCCCAAGCCGTGAGGAAGTTCAGTAATAGAGGTTAGATTAGCTTTCTGTTCTGCAGATGCCAACTTACTGTTTTTGTACTTAACAGTAGCTGATGCATCACACATCTCTTCAAGCGCATCCCCAGTGTCAATGGTAATGTAACGATAAGGATACATTTCTGTACCACGCTTACCGGCAGCATATAGAGCAGTACCCTCTTTCTCAATAGCCTTAACAATGGCTTCAATGTCTGCTACACTCTTTGCTTGCACATTAAGTGAACGAATCATCTCTGCACCACTTTCAAGGTCAATGATTAAGTTACCAGGCAACTCTGCCACTGCAGTGGTTTTACCCACTTTTGGAATACCGTAGATAAGCAGCTTTCTTGGGGAAAGGTACTTTGCATCTACGGGCTTTTTGGGAAGAATAAGTTCTGACATGCATCTAGTTCTTGTATTTTAGGTAAATAGGTTTTCTCAAGAAACGGATTATCTGCACTACGAGCATCTTTGATGTACTCAAACAATCCTGTAATAGGGTCCATGAAATAGCTAACCATCTTGTTGTCCATACCATACCTATTCTTCATAAGTACAGCACACACATAGTAGCTTTTAAACAAGGTAATATCAACACCAAAGAATTCCTCAAGACTGAAAGCAGAGGGCTTCACTAGACCTATCACAACATCAGCATCACGGTACGTGTATTTACTATCACCGAAGTCCAGTTTCTGTGGTAGAATAATACCTGCACCCTGTTTGCGTAAGTGTGTAAGCCTATTGAATGTTTGCAGGTCAGAGTTAAACTGTTGCACTACTACAATTGTAGCAGAAAACATGTTTCTTAACTGCACGAAGTAAGAAGACAATCTGTCAATCACGTCCTTAGTATTCATACCCTTTTCAGGGGCTGTGAGCGCTATGTGATCAACAACAATGATTGTCTGTGAATTCTCCTCTCCTGCTTTTGGTGTGTACTTAATAATTCTACCTTGTCTATTCTCTTGCTTCTGTTTAGCAGTCTGCTCCTCCCTGAGGATAGTTCCAATAGTACCGTAGTGATTATCCACCAATGAATGGTAGATATACGTAGGGTGTATTGGGTCCTCAATGAAAGTGATACGACTCATTACATATTCTACAAGTGTATAAGCATCCTGTATCATGACGTCGTGTTCATCTGTAACCGGGTTGCCCGTGATACGACCCATGATATACTCACTTGGAAGCCTAACACCGTACTTGAGGTATACTGCTTGAGAAATCCATTTAGCAACTTTTGCTTGCTTGGAAATCTCAAATGAGTAGTAGAATAAATAGAGCTTTTTGCCTGCTCTTTCTGCTCCTTGTATGGTACTGAGAACGAATGCAAAATCTACAAATGTAGTCTTACCTACACCAGAATCTGCACCAATCAAGTAGTACCTGCCAGGATGGACACCATACAGATAATTGTTCAAGCCATCGAGTTTATTATCCAGACCAACATTTAGTCCTGCACGACCCCTAAGATAAGAGTGCATGAAGTGCTGTGAGGGGTATTCATGCCATTGTTTAGCCAAAGGAAGTGCTAACGTATGCTGTTCCATCGTTTAACTCTTTTTTGATGTGAGATTGAATTGCTTCAGTGTTACCATCAGCCATATTGTCTAGCATATACATATAATCATTACGCCATGTACCTTGTGTAACATAGGTACTAATCATCTGCTTGTGTGTGTTCTTCTTGGCATAGTATAACTGTGTAACTGCAGTAAGAAGGCGCAAATCAATTTTCTCATCGCGTACATACGTAATGAATGATTTGAGTGCATCCTCACTGAACTTATTACAGTCATACATTTGCCCATTGGAACCTTCACACTTACTAGGAACTTTAGCTTCCAGTATGTACCGTATATATAGACTACGCCATTCTATCTTGGATAAATCCTTGGCAGTGTGAGCTAAATCTAATACAAGCGGTACACCGTTGATATGGATTAATCCATTCTCAATGCCGGTAACTTGTTCATTGAACTTTTTGGTAACACAATACTTACCACGAATACGGGCTAAATACCCTTCTTCAACCATAAATTTGAGAGCATCCTTTAATTCCATGGGGTATGTAATTTACGAATAAAATGCTACTCTGCCAACACTTGAGCAAGAGATTTTCGCTCAATTAATTCAGGTGGAATTTCACTTAAAGCTTCAGTTACCCAGTTACTATCCTGAGTACCCAAAGACTCTAATATGAAGATCCTCGCTGAGTGCCCTTCCTCATATCTAATAGACCTACCAATACGCTGTACAGTATGTCTAGCATTACTGTTACAACCTACTAGAATCTCTATATCCACATGTGGTAGGTTTACTCCCTCGTTTAGTGCGTTGACTGCACCAAGGATACGCGAATCAAACGTCATGAAACGCTCAACAGATGTAACCTCACCTTTCTTGTACTTCTTCTTACTGTGAAAGGTAAACTCAGGAGGGATAATGGATTCCAAACGCTCAATTGACTGGTCAAATACTATGGTACGTAACTTCTTGTCAGGTACATGGAACTTGTATAGCAATTTGATTGCAGCATCTGCTTTACTACGCAAAGAGTAGATAAGATGCATACGTTTGTTGGTAACCATTTTGATGAATCCTCCTTTAGCTGCACCAGGGGGCATGGCGTATGCTTTCTTGAACTGATTGTTCGCATAGTTATATGCAGACGGTTCAGTAGTAAGAAAGTAACCAGTCTTTGCGCTACCGCCCTGTATGTACTGTGTCTTCATATCCATAGGCACAGTTACAACAGTTACACGGAAATTGCTGATAATACCATCAGCTAATGCATCAGCGTACGTGTATACATACACTACTGGTGCGTACTTAGTAATGATGTCAGCTTTTCCTTGGTCACGTTTAGGATCAGGTGGTGTAGCACTGAGACCCATAATGTGATTACAAAAGAAAGTACGGCTGAACTCCTTAGTATTGCTTTCAGTAGCATTGTGCACCTCATCCATAATAAGTAATAAGCCATTACCTGCAACTGTATTGAGCGATGCATAACACACCGCCTTCACATACTTCTTGAATAGAATCATCCCTTCTTTGCCAAAGAACTTCTCTATCTCATTGGGCCAAGTTACATCTCGAAGCTGTTCTGTTGGTACTACAAGAATCACTGGAGGTTGGTTGTATTGCTGCAACCATTCCTCTAGCATTCCTTGTTTGTGAAACCACATGATAGCATCAATAGCAACTTTAGTTTTACCATAACCGGTTACACCTGCAATAGTACCTCTAGCACAACCATCAGTGGCTGCTGTGGCTGTCCAGGCATTTAGTGCCTCAGACTGCCGCTCTGATTTAATCTCAATAGCAGTTTTCATCGTTTCAACCCCCTTTCCTTGACAAACAAGCTTGTGCGTAGATCCTCTTTGGTGATATGATTTCTGAACTCATTCCACCAAGCGGCGTCATCAGTCTTAGTATGCATACCGGCATAGAAGGCGTTGCCAACCATGGTAGCAATCTGTTCCATCAAATCATCAGGAGACAGCTCTACCAAACCATCTCGTATACGGTCGTATAGAGGCGGTAGTTTTAAATTATCAGCCATAGTTTAAGTTTTAGGGATTATTCCATGTTTAATTAACAGCTTTCGTGCTTTCTTCCAATCTACCCATGGCCGTTCTTCTGGGTCTTTAGGGTAAATTAATGGTATACCCAAAGCTGCGTCATCTATATACAAATGGGCATATACCTTAGGTGAAGAAGTCCAATTAGACTGGGTAGGATTTCCATTTGCACTAAAAAGAGGAATATCATTGGATTTAAACCATTGAATTGCCTCTGTAAGTACAAATCTATTCTTATGGTAGTCATCACTACGCATGGTATTAAGAATAAGCTTATGACCAGCAGCTACTAATTCCTTAAGAACCGGAATAGCTCCAATGTCGTCGCCAATTGCCGGGAACATGTGCTTTACACACGTACCATCAAAATCAACTCCTATAAACATAGTTAACGATTTAGCAGCTGATGTGCAAGTGTTCTGCAGCACGAGTAACAGCAACATACATAATACGGTTTTTCTCCTCATTACGGAAGTTCACATCAATATCCCATTGTACTACAAAGGCATTGTTGTAAGTGCTCCCTTGGCTCTTGTGAGCAGTAATAGCATAGGCATAATTCACAAAACCTACAGATTCATTTAGAGCAAAATATGCTTTCCACATATCCTTACGTAATGCTTTATCATAGCAGGTTTTTGCTATTGCCTCTACCTCTTTGAGTAGTGCATCCATATCCTCTTTTACAAGTGGTACTTTTGCTTCCTCCTCTTCCATTTCTCCCTCATCATTTTCATAACGAAGTGTCAGTAAAAGACCAGGTAAATTCACTGTTTGTGTAGTAACCGCTTTTACGCCGAGTATTGGTTTCCTTAGAGCTAGTGTAATAGGCTTTACAGCTACTACCTCTACCTCATCAGAATTCTGAAACAGTATCTGTCTACGTCCCCATGCATCTGGTTTACCGTACGGTTCCTCAAACACAAGACGCTCACCTATACTGTACGGTTCTGCTGCTTTCTCTTCACCAAAGAGGATCTTGCGAATCTCTTTATTGAATGATGTAACAGTAGCATTACGATAGGCAATTACACGACAGAAATCTGCATTCTCTTTGTACTCTGGGCTAGTAAACCAAGACTTTATAAGTTCCTTGTCATAATTACCTGCCCCTGGTCCGGCACTGGTGCTAATACCTGTACCATCTTCCTTACGCACTGCAGCATTAATGTACACACTCTTAGGTATTACTGACTTATACGTGTTACGTATATCAGTAGCTAGAGCAATGATAGGATTGCCTGCAGCTTGCCTTCTTACTTGTGTAAGCTCTAACACCTGAATGTTATCTCTCTCACGAATAGAAGGGATGAATACAGCAGAATCAGAGAGTGTCTTTTTCTTACCATCAGATACCGGTGGAATCTGTACAGAATCACCAACAAATAGTATTGGAAACTCTGTTTGGGAAGTCATCAGATAATCATACAAATTCTGGTTTACCATAGATACTTCATCAATGATGAGCATAGTCTTTTTGCCAAGGCTAGTGGGTGCGTTATAGTCAGGTTCAAACTCCATCTCCCCAGTGTTGTAATTAGGCTTAGCCTTAACTCCCAATACACGTTGAAGGGTAGAGAACTCGACGCCACTAATACCAGATTTCTTCTTGGCCACACGGACTGCTTTGTGTGTAGGTGCAGACAAAACAATGTTAGCACCATAATCAAGTTTAAGAGTTTCCACAATGGCTGCTACGGTAGTAGTTTTACCTGTACCTGCATAACCAATGAGTAATTTCTTAAACCATGTTTTAGCTACTGGTACCTTCTTAGTTTCCACCTCGGTACCTAGTACTTGTTCTTCATACTGCTTGGCCCATATATCTTGCTCATCTGTTGATTCTTGCAATTCTATAGGCTCTGTTGTCATCTCCTTGTAGTAATCTACCACTTCATCGTGTATAGCTAACTGGTCTGGGAACAGGAGTGTTGACTTTCTAATTGTTGATTCGTTGTTCATGCGAATAGTTGTTTTTCTGCTTCTTCTACAGACAGCCCTTGTGCACGTAATTTCTCATACTGCTCAAGTTGCCGTAGACGATGCTGTTTATCAAGAATAAAATCCGTGTATGGTTCATACCTGCTATTCCTAACTATGAAATCAATCACGTTAGAAGAATCAAGTATTACTTCATGGTCGATGTTAAGCTTAGCTTCCAAGCCTTTACTCATATCAGGAAAGCTAACTGACATGAAGGTTACCTTGTCTCGTAACCAATTACCTATTTTAGTGATCATAGAGGTCAAAGCTGCCTTCTCTGACAACTCTAATTCTGGTCGTAAGCGCAATTGCCGCATGTACAGCTCAGCTATACGTGCAATAACCATAGTACTTACTAGGCTGAACCCTGTCATCTGTGTAATCTGTTTCTCTTCTCTTTCTGCCATTGGTTCTTCTTGGTAGGGTTATCAATTACTTTGTCCATACTGGAGACACTGTTGTCTCACAGCCTAATAAACCAGATGGCACCAACCACTTACCAGCTTCAACCATGATGCTACTAAGTTCATTGGACCATTGTGGTGCATAATCGCGACGTGCCGAGGTAGTATTTTGGTCATGCACTTGCATAATTATCTTGACCCTATCACGTAATTTGTTGTCATTAATGTACATGCGTATCATCACAAGAGAAAGCTTGGCTGAGTCCGCAGAACCGCCCTGTATAGGTGCATTCTTAGATTGTCTACCAATTTCTGCAAGCTTGTTGTCTCTACGCACACCCATTAAATGCTCCTCTGCATAGTAGGATAAACCATACTTGTTCCAATCAGGAAACCACCTCTTTCTAAAGAAAGGTGCAGGTGTCATGATGTAACCGTAGGTAATACCAAACCATTCAAAGTAATTAAGCACACTCTTGATGCTAGGGAACTCTCTAAAGTATTGGTCAATCAAAGCCTTTGCTTCCGGTACAGAGGTTCTCATAGTTGCTGCCAACTTAAATTCACTCATGCCATCAATTTGTTTATATGGTAGCTCTTTATCTACCATGTCAACTACTTAAATTTCGTAGTTGTTCAGACTATATCATCACTTATTTCACTATAAGTGTTGGGCGCTCGTGTTAGCTTCATTACCGTTCTGGTAGTATGCTATTAGTCGTTGAACCTTCTAAGTATCCCTACTTAGCTTGGCTGCTGATTGTCATTTCAGATTCCCAGCAATTCACCCAATTTTATTTGCGCTATGGCTTACTTTAATATACTTACGAGACATATAAATTGTAGAATTAGAATATAACAAGTTAAAGAATAACAGAATCAATTTGATGTAACTCTAAATAATCTTGTACTTGCTTTAGTAAGGGTAAGGAACCACTTGTAATCTTATTGGGGTTACCTAACCGTCTAGCACAACCATCGGCGTCAAATAAACCACGTAAAATATGTGATGTAAATGAAATTGTTAGTTGCACAGTGAGAGATTTGTTAGGTGTAATGCCTTTAGAAATTAACCATTTGTGTGTTTCCTTATTACCAAATAATACAGTACCCTTTTTACCTGCTCTATGTACCTTGAGCTTTAACCAATCAGCATAGTGCTGTAAATGATCAAGATCTTGGCTATAAATAGCTATACTATACTTCTCACTAGATACATTACCATCCCCAAGAATGTAACCAAACCAATACTGTGCCCATTCATCCCATTTTTCAAAAGGATTATGATTAATAATACGGTTTTGTCCGCCACTTCCTTGTAATGGTAGATTAGCTTTTTTCCAGTTAGGAAGTAAAGTACAATACTTTATACCAAGTTTTTGTGCTGCTTGTTTAGGAGTTAACCCTAATTCATGCAATTTTTCTAATTCTAATTTCATGCTGTAAATATACAGTATTTTCTATTAACGCAAGACCGAAATTGATGGACTTAATACCCTCTCTGAGAACACCGTGGCGTTTGCACTTACACTTACCTTTACGAACCTCATACACGTAACCAGCGGGCTGATGACGTGCTTGGTATTCATCCATAGACAACCAAGTGTTATCTACAATATGACGCCACTGTTTCTCGTAGTAGTGGCATGTAGTGTCTTGTGCATTCTTCCACTTATCCTTGAATACAAGTTCAGCACACACACTATGCAAATCTCTACCTTCTTGTAGTGCCTTTAACCACACCGGGTCCTTGGACAATTCAGCAATAGCAACCAGCTCTTGTGAAGCATAATCACTATCAACCATATCCCAATTAGGATCATGTGGTATGAATGCATTACGGTAGCGTAAACCCACTGCTTTTTTAGCAGGGATATTCTGCATATTTGGCTCTTTACTAGATACACGGCCAGTAGACACAATCTGTGTAAACTTGCTATGCACCTTACCATCACTATCTACATGCTTAAAGAAAGCTTGTCCATAGGTACTGATAAGCTTCAGGGCATCCTTGTAATCAGTTAAATCAATGAAGAACGGGTGAGACGTCTTGGCAATATTATCAGCGTCTAAACTCTTTAGTTTAGGGTGCAATATTTGTCCAAGAGGTAATACCTGGTCAACAGAGTTCCAATTGATACTAATGTGTCCTGCAGGTAGCATATAGCCTTGTGCATACATGAAATTGTAATCTTTCCTGAGGAAATACTCTAGCACAACATCATACCGCTTCTCTATGTAAGCAAGTAATACGTATGTACCTAGTGTACCTTCTGGGAATTCCTCCAGTGTTGATTTGATGTACTGTTTGAGTATAGGTTGAGTTGCTCCCTTTAGAAATGGGAAGTAATGTGCAAACAGTGCACGAACTGTTGGATGAGAGTTCCAATTGATAACACACCTGTCCTCTATGAGCAGGTAGTCTTTCTTGATAAACCAGCTACGGAATGGTTCTTCCTGTACCCATGCATTAAGATTGCGTAAAACATCAGCCACAACAGGTTCAGCAAGTTTCTCATTCTCTATCCACTTTTCTCTATCAAGTAGCATACCTTCTGCAGTTATCTCTGCATAACCGAGTACTGCTTCCATTTCTAGTGCAGCTACCCATTCTAAGTCCCATCTATGTAGTTCTAGCATTTGCTGCCTACGTATGTAGCCTAACCAGGCAACGTCAGTAGCAGCGTACTCTATTTGATCTACAGAAAGGATTCCTTCTGCAAAAGACTTCTGCAGCATCTTAGATACAATCACAAAGAATCTGCGGTATACGGTATCATCCAAACCATAACCAACAGTGTTGTTACCACTATCTAGGATCATTTCTCCTAGCATAGTATCATACACATTCTCCATGATAATTCCTGAGACGTAAAGCGTAGCATACTCAAATGCAGCGTTGTGAATCAACTTTGTGACTGATGTACTCTCGATAATACTATTCAACATAGCTATTTGTGAGGGTGTCATATACTTCAAGTCAAACACAAATTGGTCACCGCCACATGGTATACCAAATGAATATACAGTAGCTCTACGGTCAGCTACAGATTCAGTAACAGGTGTTTCAATATCAAATTCTAACTCACGCTGTTTAGACAGTATGGACCAAGCTTGGCCGAAGGTTATCCTCTGATACCCTATCTCCGGTAAGTGAGGGTTTACTATAGCATGAATCATAATTGTAGAATTTTTCTCGTTCTGTGTGTTCAGTAATCCGCAAATCTAAATCGAAGGGTTCCTCGCTAATCTCTAAACGCATATACACATACATACCAAACTCATCTATCATAGGAAGATTGCTCTCCTTCATGAGCTGCATTTGCAGTTGCTTCTCGTAGGCTTCTTCCTCACACTCAGTGTCCTTGATTAAAGGTGCATGAGCATAGATACAACGAATGTACCTTGGATTGTAGAGGACGTGTTTGCGTACAATTGGTTCTGGCATTTGCATGACAAGCTTCAGTGTTCTGTAAGGCATAATAATCTGCCGATAGGGACACCAAACAATGTCTGGCTGTTTAAAAATATAAGTTGAGTAGCCGTCTAGTTCTTGGAATACTGCATCCACAGAACAAGAGGATAATCCCTGTAAAGGAATTACCTCTGTTCCATAGATTTCCATAGGAAGATTTTTAGGAATAATGCTCAATGCACTTAGTACCGATAACTTCACGGTACTTGCCAGCATTCTCCCCTGTCTGAATGCAGTGGAAGTTAGGTACAGTACGCTCTTTCTTTACAAGCTCCTTGACTAATGTTTCCATTTGTTTATGAGTGTAAACTGGGCCCACTAATCTGAGGGCATATTGTCTGCGTACATACTTACCACCAGCACCTGATAAAGGGATAAACTGTTGATTTGGCTTAGGATACGGTACATAATTGCTACCGTCTTTCCTTTTTACTTTTCCGTGACTCATACCGAAGGATGGGTTTATGGCATAATGATACCACCTGATGCAGGTGAAGTATCTATACCGCTGTTCATGATACGTTTTGCTGCATTAGAAGCACTACGTTTAACTGATTGTTCCATAGCACTGGCTACCATACACATATAATCATACGCTACGATAGACCTAAGTGGTAACGAATAAGGCTGCTTGTCAATGTACTCCACAACCTCTGTAAGGAAGTCATCTGGAAACAGTGCCAATGCCTTAAGTGCTTCACCTAGTGATTCATTGGACAGTGGTTTAGAAAGCTTGTCTTCAATGATAGCTAGATGAGCTTGGATCTTAGGCTCAAAGTGAATACACACTGATTGTAGTAGTGGACCAACACCAAACGCTGTTTGTAGGTCTAATGCACTGACTACAACGAAGTCTGCTACTTTGGTAATCTCTTGCTTCTCGGTGGAAGCATCTTTATTCTCTGCCATAGTACAAATTTACCACACCAAAATAAGAGTCTCTAGACATTTTTCCACAGACAACTCAGTCAATGATGCCATTGATACTGCTTTCCTGTGTAACTCTGTTAACTCTTTGAAGATACCTGGAGGAAGTGATTTCAGTGTAAGTGTATCTACTGTTACAATAGTACGACTATCCACCATATACTTTTCCCTTTCTTCATGCCTTGCGATAATATCCAGTAGACGTTGTTCTTCTTTACCACGGTTAGCTTCGTTGGTACGGTATGTAACC